GTATATTGTTGGAATTACTTTAATAATGGGATATCTGATAAACAAATATCCCAGAGAAACGATAGCTATTATATTCCTTTACATAATGGTGCTATTACAAGTTGTCCAAAAATATTTTCAACAGAAATAGTAAGAACAACATATACGCAACAATCAAAAGACGTGTGGACAAGAAACCTAGTATTAGACTGAAAAAGGCAATTGCTGGTAATTCAATCCATATACAAGCGAATATCATGCGGATTTTTGAATGATATTGTTCGTAGTTGATCCGATAAGAAATGCTGCGGACAGGAATATGGGCTTGCTTACATAATTTGTCATATGTTTTTGAAATTCGGTCACAAATTCGAAACCATTGATTATAGCCATATTTATTCTCCTGCAGAGCAGATGGTTTTTCAAGCCAACGAATCTCTTGACGTAAAACGGGGTCAATAAGAAGAGAGTGTGAATTTTCTAATTCATAGTATTTAGAAAGAAAGGGGTATATATCATCGAGAGATACTTTTTTGTAAAGAAAAGGTTCAATTTCTAAAAAGAGTGGGTGATAGACCTTATCGAGTCTTTCACGAGCTACAGTAGAGAGATTAGAGTTTCGACTAATTAGTAAAGTAAAGATGCCAAGCGTGAGCGTGACAGATGGTTCTAATAAAATATTTATAATTTTTCCTAAATTAATGCTTGATACAAACGAAAGCATGTCAATTTTCCTTTCATCATTTGATAGGAAAATTATACCAAAGAACCGCAACAAGTACAAACCATTCCACATAACCTATAAAGAGGTGATGCAGTTTGAAACATATTAACATCGTGATTATCGATGGAGTAGAGAGAGACATGGCTACATTATCTGCAGAGGAACGAGCAAAGATCGTGAATGAGTTGAATCGTGTAGCTGTTGGATATCTGGGATACCAGAAAGAGAAAACCGCTTAGGCGGTAGGGGAGGTGGACAAGCATGAAAAGAAGAGGACCAAGAACAAAATGGCAGAGAATCGTCCGGGAAGTGGTGTTTGAGCTGCTGATTGGCGGAGCAATCGGACTTGCATTCGATGCAGTGTTATTTATCTGGTTGTTTGCAAAGTGAAAGGGGTGAGGGCATTGCAAGAGATACCAAGACTGATGGATGATCATGAGTTCCAGAAAGAACTGGAAAGAATCCGGGAGCACTTAGATGCGATCAGCAAGGAGTCAAACACCGTAGAGGTGCGGAGAAACTACCTGATCAGCTGTGTGACGGTGCCATCAGCAAAAATCTATACGCCGGATCAGTTAAGACAGATTTTTGATCTGACGTGGAAATAAGAAGAGCACCCGTATAAGCCGGCAAGCTTCGGGCGCTCAAGAAATTAGTCAACTATATTATATGAGAAGAAAGGGAATTAGTCAAATGATTAAAGCAACATCACAGTCCGTTTGCAGCGGAATAACGGGATGCCAGGTAGAACTACTTGGATCAGGAGCAGAACTGATAAAAGAATATAAAGGAGTTACAGCGGCAATGTATAGATCACTTCGTGGACATATGCCAGAAGAACCGGCAAAGGAAGTTCTGGTAAGTATTACCAAGGAAGCCATTAAACAGACGGAGGAGAAAAGATGAAGACGCTGAAAATTACAATGGATAATAAGATCTCTATCATCGATGTAGATTTTAAGGATTTCAGATCTATCCAGCAGGAAGTCGGCGGATATTTCGAGACTGTGAAGACAAGAAAGATGTGGGACTACTTCAAAGCTCCGGTGATTATGCTGGTTGATGAGGAAGGGTTAATCAAAGGACTTTCTTGCAATGCAGTGGCTTCTGTATTCTATGGAATCGAAGAGCATGGTTGTATGATTGCCGGCGATGTGATCTTCGGGTTAGTTCTGGGAGAAGATATTATCGGATTTGGCAATCGGGATGCGGAACAGTGGATGGAAAAGATGTTAAAAGACTTCCCTGTATTGCAGAAGGAGAACAGTCATGAGTGATGGAAAGATACATATTCCGGCCAGAAGGAAACAGCCGGTAGATGATCAGATGGTGGTCAAAGTAACACCGGAAGCATATAACGCACTGGTAGAGATTTATAATGAATCAACTTTATCACTTAAGCAGATTGCAAGTCTTTTGATTGTAAAGGCTGCAGAGCAAGTGGTGTATGACAAAGAATAATTGGAGGTAGAGATATGGCAACATTGTATGAATTAACAGAAGAATATAGACAGCTTTTGGAGATGATGGAGGATGACTCCGTTGATCCAGAAGTACTGCAGGACACATTGGAAGGCGTGGATGGAGAAATCGAAGCAAAGGCTGATAATTGCGCAAAGCTGATTCGTGAGCTGAATGGTGTGGCCAGTGTGATCAACGAAGAGATTGAGCGTTTAAAAGCAAGAAAAGACGTAATCTCCAACAATGCTGATAGAGTAAAAAAATATCTTGAGAAGGCAATGATTGATACCGGAAAGAGAAAATTTAAGACAGCTTTATTCGGATTTAATATTCAGAAGAATCCGGCATCAGTTGTAGTGGATCAGGAAGATAAGATTCCAGAAGAGTACTGGATTAAGCAGGATCCGAAGCTGAACAAGGCTTTACTTAAGAAGTGGCTTAAGGATAATCCGGAAGATTTTGCGCACTTGGAGCAGAGTGAAGGATTAAGAATTCGATAGGAGATATGGATATGTGGGAAGTAAGAGTAACGCAGAAATATACATCAGATCACGGAATTGATTTAGAAGAAACAGTAGTTTTTAGAGTAAACAACTTAACGAAAGCGGGCGTTATCGTTGATATATTTAAAGGATATGGTATCGGAAAAATCAGTTATTCCATTACTAATGAACAGGAGGAAGAGTAAGATATGGCAACACCGGTATTAATTATTGGAAGATCTGGAACAGGGAAAAGTACAAGCCTTCGTAATTGCGTAGGAAATGATAATTGGAATCTGATCAGAGTATTGGATAAGCCACTTCCATTTAAAGGAAAAATTAACGGCTGGTATTCAGATGATTATCAGCAGATTATGAAACTGTTAATCGCATCAAAAGCAAAGAACATCGTAATTGATGATGCCGGATATTTGATTACCAATATGTTTATGAATAAGCATAGTTCCGCAGGAGGAGGAAACGGAGTATTTACTCTTTACAACCAGATTGGAGACCATTTTTGGAATTTACTTCAGTTTATTTCCACCAAGGTTCCGGCAGACAAAATCGTGTATATGATTATGCATGAGGAATCTAACGAATTGGGAGAGATTAAGCCAAAGACGATCGGAAAACTTTTAGATGAAAAGGTATGTGTGGAAGGAATGTTTACGATCGTGCTTCGATGCATTGCTGAATCAAATAAGCATTTATTTGTAACCCAGGCATCGGATGGAGCTGTAAGTAAGTCGCCGATCGGAATGTTTGAAGATTTAACTATTGATAATGACATTCTTCTGGTAGAAAAGGCAATCAGAGATTATTACGAATTAGGAGGAACAGGAGAAGATGAAAAAGCCAAATAATTATGAAAATACACAGGTTCAGGGAGAATTTACTCCTGTGGAACTTGGTGGACATAAATTAGTGATCAAAAAAGTTGAAGAAAGAATGTCGAAGACGAATCGACCGATGATTGTTGTGTACTTTGATTTTGCTCCGGGAGATAAGCAGGCAGGTTATTTTGAAGAGGTATTTGCGAATGATATTCGTCCGGAAAAGAAATGGCCGAATCAGGGAACGAACTATATTTTGACAGAGGATAATGATGGCAACTGTAGTAGATCCTTCAAAACATTCTTAACTTGCGTGGAGCATTCAAACAATGGATTTGAAACGCAGTGGGGAGACAACTTTGGTCAGCAGTTTAAGAACAAACTGGTCGGCGGAGTATTTGGAATACAGATGGATTTTTACAATGGAAGAGAGCTTGAAAAGCGTGTTTTGAGATGGTTTGTATCACACGACAAAGCGGAAGAAGCCGAGATTCCGATGGAGACAGAAACGCAAGCATACAAGGATCATATTAATGGATATCCAGGATATCCGCAGGGATCCACACCTGCAGGGGATGGATTTATGAATATTCCGGATGGCATTGATGAGGAACTGCCATTTAACTAGGAGTGATGTAAGTGGATATACAAATTGATACAAGGGAAAAGCAGCGTGCTATTCGCAAAATTCTTAAGACATTCGATGATAATGGCGTAAAGCATTTCTCGAGTAAATTATTGGTCGGTGATTATATGAGTCTGGATAACCCCAGGCTCATCATCGATCGGAAGCAGAATCTGCAGGAATTATGTGGGAATGTCTGCCAGCAGCATGAACGATTCAAAAGAGAGCTCCTGAAAGCAATTGATGCGGGGATACAACTTGTGATTTTGGTGGAACATGGTCCGGATATCCAGAGTCTGGAAGACGTGTGGTTCTGGGAGAATCCCAGGAAGCATGAAGTCCGGTGGCGCATGGTGAATGGTAAGCGAGAGAAGTATGTGGTATCAGCCAAGGCGGTTGATGGGAATCAGCTGTACAAATCCCTGTGTACCATTCGTGATCGTTATAATGTCCGATTTGAATTTTGTGAGAAAAAAGATACCGGCAAAGAGATCATGCGGATCCTATCAGGGGGGGGCGGTGACCCCAGATGACCAGTGAGGAGATTAAACAAACATACAGTATGCGGGACATTTTAAATAAATGCGGACTTCCGCAACCGAACCGGTCAGGTTTTATTCAGTGCCCGTTTCACAAAGGCGATCGGGAAGCTTCCATGAAAATTTACGACAAAGATTTCAACTGCTTTGGATGCGGAGCAAATGGAGATATCTTTACTTTTATTGAAATGTTTTATGGTATTTCATTTAAGGAAGCTTTCCGGATGCTGGGTGGTGGCTACGATCCATCTTTTAAGTTTTCCCTGGCTGTTTATCATGCAAAGAAAGAGAAGATGATGCGGGAAAAGCAGGAAGAAAGATTCCGGCAGAAACGAAAGTTAAATAATGATCTGATAGCAATGTACCGGAAGTTTCTTGATCGATCAGAGCCGTTATCAGACGCGTGGTGCGATTGTTACAATGCACTGCAGCTTGAATTATATCATGCGGAAATATTAGAAGAGAGAAGGTGATCACATGGAGCCTTTAGCAAGGCTGGATAGTAATAGCATATTGGCAGAGGATATCTTTTTAGAGATATTCGACCAGGAAGACGAGATAATGAAGGCTCGAATGATCCTTTCACTGACAGATCGAGCTGCAGAACTTGGAGTAAAGAAGAAGTTCGAAGAGTTGTTAAAAGCTTATAAAAAGGTGGACCGGGAGGCAAAGCAGCGGGAGCGCAAGAAGCCGATAGCTATGTTGGATAAGTGGACGAACTTTGAAGGACCATACAATAACATGTTCTGCGGAGCATGGGTTGCTGGGGAAGACGGTATATTTGCACAGAACGATAGCCAGGTGGAAACAGTTGCGTGCTATCATCCAATTCTGCCAATAGAACGTATGAAGAACTTAGAGACTGGCGAAGAACAGATTAAAATTGCATACAAGCGCAATGGACGTTGGGATGAGATTATTGTTCCTAAAACGATGGTGACATCTGCCAGCAAGATTGTAGCTCTTTCCGGAAGAGGAATTTCCGTCACGTCGGAAAATGCAAAGTTATTGGTGCGTTTCCTGTCAGATGTGGAAAATATGAATGACAGCCATATCAAGGTCCAGTATTCCACCAGTAAGCTTGGTTGGATCCAGAACGATTTTATTCCTTACGACACGGAGATTGTGTTTGATGGAGATCAACGGTTCCGTCAGACCTATGACAGCGTATCAGAGCGTGGAAACTGGAAAATCTGGCAGAGTCATATGCAGAAGCTCCGTAAGTCCGGCCGGCTGGAAATAAAATTTATGATGGCTGCATCTTTTGCGAGCGTTCTGGTTAGTCTCCTGGGAGGACTACCGTTTATCGTAGATCTCTGGGGAGAAACAGAAGGCGGTAAAACAGTATCTCTTATGGTTGCTGCATCGATCTGGGCGAATCCGGATGAATCAGCATATATCGGAGATTTCAAGACTACAGAAGTGGCACTGGAAGCAAAGGCAGATATGTTAAACCATCTGCCAATGATCCTGGATGATACCAGTAAAACCAGTAGCCGGATCCGGGATAATTTTGAAGGAATGGTATACGACATGTGTTCCGGAAAAGGAAAGAGCCGATCAAACAAGGAGCTTGGTATCAACCGGGAGAACCGGTGGCGGAACTGCATTCTGACCAATGGAGAACGTCCGTTGAATTCGTACGTGTCCCAGGGCGGTGCGATTAACCGTATTCTGGAAGTTGAATGCAAGGATAATGTTTATGAAGATCCGCAAGAGACGGCAGAGCTTGTAAAGAAGAATTATGGCATGGCAGGAAAAAGGTACATAGAAGCGCTGAAAAGTATCGGCAAAGAAGAACTGCAGCGGATGCAGAGGGAGTTCCAGAAAGAGCTTAAAGACGATGAGGCAATGCAAAAGCAGAGTCTGTCGTTGGCGATCCTTCTTACTGCAGATAAAGTTGCAACAGATTATTTGTTCCGGGACGGAGAATATATCACAATCAAACAGGCAAAAACCGTTCTGATCAACAGGAACGATCTTAGTGATAATGAACGCTGCTATCGGTATTTGAAAGATAAGATTGCAATGAATGAGCAGAAATTTGATGCGGAAAACAAAGTTGAGCAGTGGGGAATTCTGGAAGAAGGAAGAGCCATTATTTACAATCAGGCATTCAAGGATCTATGTAAAAATGGTGGATTTTCTGACAAAGCATTCCTGTCATGGGCGGACCGGAAAGGTCTGATCGAGACGCAGGGCGGACGAATGACAAAGGTGAAAAAGGTAGGCGGGAATCCTGTAAGATGCGTGTTCCTGAAGCTGAATGAGAATCTGGATGAGGATGGATTTGAGTCAGTAGAGACGATGGAAATGTATGAGCAGGAGGAGTTGCCATTCAAATAAAGTTACCCGTTACCCAAGTTACCAGTCAATTTTTACCCTTATAGGGAAGATAAAAATATGTGAAAGTGAGAAAAATAAGTTCTCCTACATGGAAAAATGTGTGGTAACTCGGTAACCGAACGGCGAAAAGTATAGAAAACACAGTGTTTTCAAGGCTTATAATGGTTTCCGTGTTTTGGTAACGAGCACTAAAAACGGTAACATTCGGTAACAAAGGAGTGGAATATGGAAGAATATGATAAGCGAGTCACAGCAATGTACAACGATTGTTGGAAGTTATACAGAGATTACACAAAATCACATGACATGAGGCAGTTCAACGAAGCAAAGGATGCCGTAATCAAGAAATATGACAGACAGTGCGATGTGATTGATCTGGTGTTATGGATAGCAATCCGTGTACAGACTTTGCACGATATGTGGGAAAGGGAAAAGAAAGATGGAGGAAATTAGGTGGTACGAAAAACTTAATTATACAGAAACGAAAGATATCATCAAGGAGAAGCTGCAGAACATGTCGAGAGATTTTGTGGCAATAGGATTCTACCTGAAGCTGATCAGAGATAAAAGCTTATTTCTGGAAGATGGATATAAATCAATATGGGAATTTGCAGAAGATAATTACGGTATCAAAAGATCAACAGCATCCAGATGGATGGCAATGAACGACAAGTTCTCCAAGAATGGTAATACATCGATGCTGTCAGAAGAATATATAAGCTTTGGGAAAAGTCAGCTGCAGGAAATGTTGTATCTGGATGATAAGCAGATGGAAGAAGTAAAGCCAGATATGACGGCAAGAGAAATTCGGGGAATACGTACACCGGATCCTGAACCGGAAGAAATCGAAGAAGAGATCCCAGAGCAGGTACCTGGACAGATATGTGTGGAGGATTATCCGGAGATTCTTCCGGAAGAGGAACATGGTCCGGCAAAATGTATCACCGGAAAAAGTAGAAGTGGAATATGTGGAGCAGCTGCATATTGTTCAGAGAACTATAGCTGTTGTTCGGAATGTAATCAGAATTGCAATAGCAGGTGCGGATGGCTTGATGATGTGTGCGACGTCGCACAGGATAAACAGCAGCCGGCAGTTGAGAATGTGAATATGGATTGTCCGCCAGATCAAGGCACCTGTCCAAGGCAGAAGTGGGGAACATCTCGTGAAGATCAGCATGAAGGACAGAAAGAATGTGCGAAGTGTTGGAATCATTATAAGAACTTGCACAAACAGGAAAAGGTGGAAGTTCCGGAAGAAAAAGTGGTGGAAATCGAAGAGAAGATCCCAGCAGAACCTGTAACTGAAGAAGATGTAAGGTCGGAGTTGTATGAAGAAGTATCTGAGAAAACTGATATCGATATTGCCAGGGAAGAGAATCAGAAAGCTCAGATATATCTGGAGATGGCTGAGAAAGAATTCGGTCAAAATGATATCAGGATCCGGAAACAGAAGATTTTAGTTGCAGCATTGGCCGGATATGTTCACGATCTGGATACGGTGATGAATCCACCAGAAGAACCGGAACAGCCAGAACTTCCAAAACTGAAGAATAATGATCAACGGAAGGAATGGCTCAGAAATTACAAAGACTGGGGACTGTGGTATCACGATGATCGTATCGATGTGAATTATTACAAATATGATTTTGAGGATGGCACTAGGTTGATAGTGACTGAATATCCAAAGAGAAAATATTACTGGAATTTCGGTGAAGTAAAGGATAGTTATTATTTTCATTTGCTGAAAAAGAATAAAAAGTACTACGGAAGAGAAAAGACATATGATCAACAATATGTGCACACCGAAGACAGTGAGACTCATTTAGTGGAATTCTTAAAGAATCTGCAGAAAGGGGCGAAATAAATGTTAGTAGAGAAGAACTTAAAAGAAGCATTGGAATATTACATAAAGGGCAAACCAGTAACAGCACTCTGGATAGGTGAAGACGGCGGCATGAATGCAATGCCGTTGTCAGATATACTTGATCAACCGGAGAATCACTTCCTGGTAGATGTTCCTGCAGTACCAAATCCGGAGTTTGAACAGGCTGTACAGGATATGGTTGAGCCTGATCAGAATGAGAACGATGCTGAAGGGGACGAACAGCTCCCCCCCCAGACCAACCGGAGAAGAAACTGGAAAAAGAAACGCTAGCAGCTCCGGGAAAGATGAGCAGGGAAGAAAAAAGTAAGATCATTCGTCCGTTGATCAAGAAAGGCTTGAAGAATAAAGAGATTGCTGAGTGCACAGGAATTCCACTTGGAACAGTCAACGGTTTATCAGGGCCTATCAGGAAAGAGCTAAAGAATCCGGTAAAGGCGGAAATGATTAAGTCCGGAGATAATTCTGACAGACATAAATGCAGGACATGCCAGTACCGCCATAGTGATGCAGGCGGTTGTGATTACTGCATCCATATCGGTAGGGAACGTGGTTGTGAAGTGGAAGTATGTGACAAGGCAGTGGCAGGAGAAAGATTGACGAAGAAATAGGAGGAGATGAGATAAATGCGATATACAGAATATCATGCTGGAAAAGCAGTGATTAAGGATAAGAACAAGTTGTCAGAAGCTATGGAGAAGCTGGCAAGATATGAAGATGCCGAGGAAAAGGACAGGCTTGGTCAGTGGATTCCATGTAGTGAGAAGTTGCCGGAGGTAAATATATCAGTCCTTGCTCAATGGGGAATATATTATTCAGGCGAAAACCGTATTGATATCTTATATTTGAATGAGTTTGGAAGATGGCATGGAGATTCGGGTGAACCGAATGGGAAAGTAATCGCCTGGATGCCATTACCAACTCCGTACGAGAAAGGAGAATAATATGGATAAGACATATGCACCAACGGAAAATAAATCACAGGAAAAAATAAAGGTAGAGAGCATTGATATTGTAGTGACCGGACCGAAAGAAAAACCATATTACGCCATTAAGTATAGAAAGGTAGGCAGTAACGATGACTGCATCGGATACGGTTCTTATACTCTGGAATATGTGATCGGATGGAAAGAACAGTGTTTTGAATTGATAGAGCAGGAAAATAATGATTTTGACAAATGGATTCCATGTAGCGAGAGATTACCAAAAGATAGACAGATTGCAGTAGCTGATATTGAATGCGACATTGAGGGCAGAATGTGCATATTCGCCTATTTTAAAATCGTTGATCACATGGGGTGCTGGATAAATGCCAATACGGGTTTTCCTGTTTTAGCCAATGTTGTTCAGTGGACACCATTGCCGGAGTTATACAAGGAAGACGACGATTGAATCATAAGAGACAGGATTGTAGCCGTGATTAAGATATTGCTTATGATAATTGGGTTAATAGTGATTTTTAGAAATTAAGAAAGGAACAGTAAATGCATGTAGAAGTAAGCGAAGGATTCCGAAAAACCATTGCAGACATTGTTGATTGTTGTGTAGAAGGAAATACAAACAGCTGCACATTGGAAGTTGAGGTAAGGGAAAACGTCAGTCTTGTGATTGATATGAAATTTGAGGTGAAGGAGAAGAAGGTAGATGAATTACAAAGTTGAAAAGAAAATCGTTTGCAAGGAAACAGGCGAAGAATTAAAAGTTGGTGATGAAGTATCGATTCGATATACCAGTGGTGGCGGTAATGGTTGCTGCCGGATCACAAAGATTACAGATACAGGATTCCATTTCAGTGCCGGAGGAACAAGGCGGGATAAGAGCGTACAGCTTAAGGATATAGTGGAAATCTGGAAGAGAGAACAAAACGACGAAGGAGCTGAGAAATGATTGAACAGAGGAAGAGACAGAAGACAGGTAAAGCTGGATAGTCAGAAGCATTACAAAGGGTTGGAGGAGAACCATGATGCGAAGGCAAGTAAGAAATTCCATACACCAGCTTATCAGAGTTATTCGGTGGAGGATTACTTGCGGAAGATGGGAGTAGACATAACGAAGGGAGTAGATGCCGGTGGAGCAGAGACTGGAAGAAAACAATATCAAGAATGAGAATAACCGGAAGAAAGAATATCTGAGAGGATACAGATCCAGTAGAAGACGTATCAACCGTATTGATGATGAAATTATCGAATTGAAGGAATTAGCTGCATCGGTGAAGGCAATTGATTATTCGGGCATGCCGCATGGAAACGGAAACCAGAAGGATCTATCTGATGAGTTGGCAAGGATTGATTCGTTGGTAGAAAAACTTGGGGCAGAAAAGGAAAGTTGCGTTGAATCTTATGTTTCTATCGAAAAGCAGATTAAGGAGATGAAGAACGAGGATGAGAACGACGTGTTGTTTTACCGATATGTGAAAGGCTTAAGATTCTGGGAGATTGCAGAGAAAATGGATTATAGTGAGCAGTGGATACATAAATTGCATGGAAGAGCGCTGGCACATTTAAAGTTGCCAACATAATTTATCTTTATTTGTGTTAGTTTATTGAAGTTTAGTATGCAAGTTTGTTATCCTTATACTGGAATTGATGAACAGATATTAAATCATTCGATTAGTTCCCACACAACCTAATAAAACCGAGAGAGGACACTTGGTGATGCCGGGTGTCTTTTTCGTTGCGTAATTTAGAAAAATGCGTTATTATTTGAAAAAATGGGGAGGTAAGATTATTGGAAGAAATATGTAAGCATATTAAATCAATGAGGGATACTGGTGATATGTATTACCTAGGAGCAAGAATACTGGAAGAAAAACGTAAGGCTATGGTTGTGGAAGGTCAAACAGCAATTGAATTTGCAATAACGCAACCGTTGGTAACTGTATCCGCGGTTGCTTGTGAAATATATTTAAAGATGCTTGTTGCTAATAATAAGAAGGGCGAATTCCCTGGAAGAGGTCATAAATTAAAAGTTTGGTATGAGCGATTAGATGAAGAACAGAAGAAGTGTATTGAAGGTGAATTCAATAAATGGATTGAAGATAGAAGCGATTTTAAAACAGAACTTACTCAGATTAACAATTGCTTTTTAGAATGGAGATATTTATATGAAAAAGGATGGGTTAAAAACTCTGGTATAACGCATATAAGAATTGGATCTGTAGTAAAATTGATGGAAATTTTACATGATATGTGTCATTCATTGGAATTAGAATAACAGGAGGTGAGCCTGATGCGGAAAGTTGATGGCTCATTTTAAAATTACAAAACAAAAAGAGTCGGGTAGCTAGTCCGACTCTTTTGCCTTACTTTTTAAAGGTTAATAAATATTATTAATAATATGGACGAAATGATCACACAAGACGTAGTGAACATTTCACGTGGAGCACGTAGTAATATGGTGTATACGAAATTAAAAATACGCTCTCCATAAGTGTCTACAATAAAAAGTAAGATAGATAAAATAATTTTGCTAATTTTTCCCATGCCTTTATCCTCCATGTATTTTTTCTTGGGTTACCATATTTTCGTCCATGAATAACCCAAGCACGGAGACAGGCACAGAGAGAAAATCAGCTAAGAAAGATGGCATGAGGTAGCAATTAGCGAGCTACATTAATGAACGTAATCCTTAGAAACATTTTTAGATATGTATTCTAGGACAGGAATATCCGTAAGTTCATCTATTATCACCCCTCTTCCTCGTGTATGTGTATACACCAAAATAATTATAGCATGTGAAAGTTGAAAAATAAACGATTTTAAATATTAAATTTAAGTGCCCTCCGGGGTGCTTTTCTAATGCAAAAAACAGGAGGTGAGTCTGAGTGACTGAAAAACAGAAAAGATTTTGCGATGAATATTTGATTGACTGCAATGCCACCCGGGCTTACAAGACGGTCTACAAAAATGTTAAAAGTGATGTCGTGGCAGCGACAAACGGAGGGAGATTGCTTAGAAATGCTGAGGTACAAAAATATATAGCCGAGCAGATGGAAGAAATTCACAACGAAAAGACCGCAGATGCACAAGAAGTAATTGAGTATCTGACGTCTGTTCTTCGTGGAGAAAGCACAGCACAGGAAATTGTAGTTGAAGGAACCGGTGATGGCTGCAGCGAAGCGAGGACGATGGAAAAATCCCCGTCAGAAAAAGAACGATTAAAGGCTGCAGAGCTCCTGGGTAAGAGATACGCATTGTTCACTGATAAAGTTGAAACAGATGTAGATATGGACCTGAACATCACGATTGATTACGGCGAGGATGATACCGGATGAAAATAAAGGTAGAAGCAAATGCTGGTTTCAAAGAGGTTGATCGCAGTAAAAAACGCTACATCGTGATGAAAGGTTCTGCCGGATCCGGAAAGAGCATGGACACGGCACAGAATTATATCATTCGTTTAATGAATGATTCGGGACGTAATCTTTTGTGTGTCCGAAAAGCAGATGTAACGAATAGAGATAGCACTTTTGCAGAATTGCAGAGTGCTATTTTTCGTATGTTCGGAGAAAGCTATAAGAAGTATTGGTACATCAATACTTCAAATATGCTTCTGGAATGTAAGAACAATCATAACCAGATCATCTTCCGCGGGGTAAATGACGAGAAGCAACGTGAGAAACTTAAGTCAATTACCTTTAAGCGCGGGAAGCTTACCGATGTTTGGATAGAGGAAGCCACAGAGATTACACAGTCAGATTTTGAAATTATCGATGACCGACTTCGAGGTATATTGCCGGAGGGGCTGTTCTACCAGATCCGGTTAACATTCAATCCGGTGTCGTCACATCACTGGATTAAGAAAGTGTTCTTTGATCGTGTTGATCCGGATGTACTGACACATCAGTCAACCTATGAGAATAATCGGTTCATCGATGAAGCGTATCACAGACGTATGCTCCGGCGTAAGGAAGTAGATCCGGAAGGTTATCGGGTGTATGGTCTGGGTGAATGGGGAGAGGTTGCCGGTCTTATCCTTAAGAACTATGTCATCGAGGAATTTGACCGAAATCCGGAGAACTATGATTACATTGTGAACTCACAGGACTTTGGATTTAACCATGCCAACTGTATCGGCGAGGTAGGATTTAAGGACGGAGATCTCTATTTGTTTCAGGAATTGTATGTGTATGAGATGGACACAGAGGAGATTATTAGGCTGGCCGCTGGAAGATTTAACAAGAAACTGAGGATGTGGTGTGATTCAGCTGAGCCGGACCGTATCAAGATGTGGCAGAAAGCCGGATACAGGGCGAAGGGAGTCAATAAAGAGACAAACAGTGTCCATGCTCAGATAGACTATTTGAAACAGCACATGATCCATATACACCCGTCCTGTGTGAATACCATAAAGGAAATACAACAATGGAAGTGGAAGAAAGATGAGCGTACCAACACTTATCTGGAAGAACCAGTTCCATTTTTTGATGATGCAATGGCGATGCTGCGTTATTCCATCGAGGAAGAGCGTAAAGCTAAGCCGAAACTAAACAGAAACCTGAAGGGAGGACTGTAAAGTGTTATTTCGATTACCGTCAGAAGAAGAACTGACAGATAATAAATTGAATGAATTCATAGCAAAACATAATGCAGAGTGTGCCTTTCGGTTTAAACATCTGAAAGATGCATACGAAACAGACTACCAGATTTTTCACCAGAAGCCAAAGCCGGATTATAAACCAGACAATCGTATTGCTGTGAACTTTGCAAAATATATGGTGGATACATTTAACGGATATTTTATCGGGAATCCAATTAAGATATCTGTGGATGGTGATGCTGCAGGCAACATCAAAAAATATGTGGAGCTCCTGGATCAGTACAATGATCAGGACGATAACAATGCGGAGCTGTCGAAGATCTGTTGCATTTACGGCAAAGGATACGAGATGTATTACGTAGATGAACTGGGAAACATCGGGATTACATATCTGACACCGTTCGATGCTTTTATAATCTACGATGATTCGGTGTTGTGCAGGGAGCGGTATTTTGTTCGACTGTACATAGATTCGAATGATGTACTGCATGGCAGTGTATCAGATGACACCAAGGTACGGTGGTTTACCCAGAAGGGAAAGCTTGTCTGGGAGGAAGAAGAAAAGATACATGGATTTGACGGGGTGCCGGCTACAGAGTATGTGGAGAACAAGGAGCGCACATGCATCTTTGAACCGGTAATGTCAATGATTGATGCTTATAACAAAGCAATCAGTGAGAAATCAAATGATGTAGATTATTTTGCGGATGCCTACATGAAGATACTTGGAACTATGCTTGGTAATGACGAGGTGAAGCACATCCGGGATAATCGTATTATTAACTTTGATGGAGATGCGAATCAGCTTATTGTAGAGTTTTTGAATAAGCCAGATGGAGATACCACACAGGAACATTTGATTGATCGTCTGGAGAAATTAATATTCCAGATCGGTATGGTTGCGAACATCTCAGACGAGAATTTCGGTACAAGCTCCGGCATTGCCATGAAGTATAAGCTGCAGGGAATGAGCAATCTGGCCAAGACAAAAGAACGAAAGTTTACATCTGGAATGAACCGGCGGTACAAGCTGATCTTTTCGAATCCTGTATCTGGAATGAAAGAAGATGACTGGGTGAAACTGCATTATCATTTCACACCGAATATTCCATCGAATGTACTGGAGGAGAGTCAGATCGCCGGCAACTTGGATGGAATCGTATCACAAGAGACACAGCTTGGCGTACTGTCTGTAGTGGACAATGTGCAGGGAGAAATTGATCGAATACAACAGGAAGAAAATCAAAAAGCAGAGTACATGGTGCTTGGAAGAAATGAAAACTCTATATTGGAAATGATAACCATCATAAAAGAATATGCGGAAAGAAATGGAGAGGAACCGGTCGATGTTTTCAATAAAATACTTGGAGAAGGCGTAAATGGCAATGAAGAGTAGTGAGTATTGGAAGAAACGAGAGGCTGAAAACGCCATGAAAAACCAGATCTCGGAGGTGCAGTACAAGAAAGATATTGAAGAGATCTATGCCAATATGATGGACGAGATCAATAAAGAGATCAACGGATTCTATACCAAGTATGCTGCTAAAGAAGGCATTACGATGGCTGAGGCAAAGAAGAGAGTAAGCAAGCTGGATATTGCAGCATATGAACGGAAAGCAAAGAAATATGTTGAAACAAAAGATTTTTCCGATCGGGCAAATGAAGAGATGAGGATCTATAATCTGACAATGAAGGTGAACCGGTTAGAACTCCTGAAGGCAAATATCGGTCTTGAGATGGTATCAGGATTTGATGAGATGCAGAAATATTTCGATAAGAAGCTGACCGACAGAACACTGAAAGAGTTCCAGAGACAAGCCGGTATCCTTGGCAAGTCCGCTCTTAAGAATGAAAAATACGCTCATGCAATTGTGAATGCATCGTTTAAGAATGCGACATATTCGGATCGTATTTGGATGTATCAGGGCATGCTCAAGGCAGAGCTGGAAGGATTGCTTGCATCAGGACTGATCAGAGGACAGAATCCGAAGAAACTTGCAAAGCATCTGGAGAAGAGATTCGGTGTCAGTGCTTATAATGCGCAGAGGCTTATGACGACAGAGCTTGCAAGAGTGCAGACAGAGGCTCAGAAGCAGTCTTTTATCCGTAACGGCTTTGATGAGTATGTGTATGTTGCATGCACAAAAGGCGATGTATGTCCGATTTGCAAAGGGCTGGACGACAAGCATTTCAAGGTAGATGATATGATGCCGGGAGAGAATGCCCCACCAATGCATCCGAACTGTCATTGCAGCACAGCCGCATATATGGATAATGAGGCTTATGAGGAATGGATAAACAGCTATCAGGAACACGGATTGAATTTCGAAGATTGGCAGTCTTCTATGGAATCTGAAAAATTGGTTGATAAATTAAGCAAATATGAAAAAGATTTCGAAAAACTGACAGAAGGATATTCTTATGATGAGTTTGTAAATGATTTTGGTAGTGTAGAAGAAGGTTTTGATGGTTCTGATGCTAATGAAATAAAGAAAGCAAAAGAAATTGCTGAAAAAATTGAGAAAATAAGGAAGAAACTTAATGATAAAGAAAAAAAGAATTATAAATCCAATGCCAAAGAAGATCCGATTGCGAAATTCGAATCATGTGGCATAAAGTTTAGAAACAATTCATCGACTGAGCTACCAGAGGAAATCATAAACAAATATGCGGACTTTGTTTCGGATTTTGAAGCCAAGCACGCAAGCTATTTTAATAAAAATAAAGTGCAACTAAATTCGATATCTGTCGTTGATGATTTAAAAGAAAATGGAAAAACGGCAGCAGGTGCGTATTATAGTAAATCAAGATCAATCAAACTTATGAAGAAATCTATTGAATCCAAACCAACATCGAAACTGATAACATATTCAAAATCGGATGACTATAAAATACATTTCTTTGCACATGAGTATGGCCACTATATAGCAGATAGCTTGAATAAAAACTTTTCAGTGGAGGATTATGATATTGTCCAAAGTAGTTTACTTAGGTATTTTGATGGAGACATATTTAAAGCAAAAACAAGTAATCTGGTAGACGTTTTGGGATCATATGGAAGTAAAGATGCACGTGAAGCATTTGCAGAAGCATTTGCAGAGGCTTATACATGTAAGAACCCAAGAAAATTTGCAAAAATATTTAAAGAAGAGTTGGAAAAGACGTTAAAACGTAGCAGTTCCACCGGAAGATATCAGAGCTCTATTGCAAAAGGTAAAGGAAATGATATAATAAATTCAGGAGCTGTGAAAGGAGCTCTTACAGATAAGAATGATCCATTATATGTTAAAAGAGATGCACACGCTATTAAATATTATGAATCTGTGAGACGTAGCAAGAAGAATAATATGGTCAAGACCATTGCGAATAATACGAGAATGTCGGAAAAGAGCATTAACAAGGTATATGATCACGTATTTATAAAAGAACATGAACTATACGGTGGAAAGCGAAGATTTGATCCAGATTATGATATGGCGGAATCGTTCAGAAGATTGCGTGAAGGAAAGAACATCCAAGAGCATGATTTGATAATGCTGAAGCATGAACGGTTGGAATACGAGTTGATGAATAAAAAACATATGAGTTATCAGGAAGCACACCGTTTGGCAGAGAAAAAATATAATTATCAAAAAGCTTTAAAAGAGTTCAAAAATAAAAATAATTTGTAGAAGGGAAGTGGACAGATGCTGCGACTTGAATTGATTGAAATTACAGAAGCGGATGTAAAATACAGATATTATCCGGAAGATTCAAAAGAATACGGTATTGTTATTTTTAGAAAAACAACAAGGGAAAGAGATATTGAAGAAAAAGCGGACGGATATGATACGAGCTATGCAGCACATGCGTTGAGACGTCTGGAAGAATATTGTGAAAAGAACACTTTCCCAAAAGAAGATATTGTAGCTTGGGGTTAATTACCACTGATCATAATGATTGGTGGTATTTTTATACTCATTTTTCTCAGAAAGGATAGATGCAATTTGATTGAAGTAACCGTCCGCAAGGATGAAATAAAGATATCCGGACATGCAAATTATGCTGTTTCCGGATCAGATATCGTCTGTGCCGGTGTAACAGCACTTGCACAGACACTGATCAAGTCCATAAAGGACCTGACAGACGATAAAATTGAATATGAGATATCTCCCGGAAGGGTGGATATAAAGTATGGGAATCTATCGGAGAAGTCAAAAACTCTGGTGGATTCCTTTTTCATTGGCATCTGCATGATCGCCGATGAGTTTCCGGAGTATGTCCGGATCATGTAACTTAATGTGACCGGGATGTCGTTAAACTACACATTCAAGATGCAACGACCTGGGCTTAAATGAATGGGGCGGGGCGGAAAGGATAGATAAGATGAAATACATGAATAATCACTGGAGAATTCCAATGAGCAACCTGCAGTTATTTACAGAGCCTGGAGGAGACGGCGGCGGATCCGAAGGAGGGGACGACGCTGGAGCTGGGGGAAATCCTGGAAATAACAACAACACAACAATGTCATTTGATGAGTTTTTGGCACTGGAAGGCAATCAGTCAGAGTTCGACCGGCGTGTCCAGAAGGCAGTTAATACGGCTGTGACAAATGCACAGACCAAATGGAAGACACTGACGGACGATAAAGTGTCAGAGGCTGAAAAGCTCGCTCAGATGACCAATGAAGAAAAGGCGAACTACCGGGCGAAGAAAGCAGAGGATGCTTTAGAAGAAATGAAGCGCCAGAACGCCAGATCAGACATGGCGAAAGAAGCACGTAAGATGCTGGCGGATGAGGATATCACTATTCCGGATGAATTAGTTATGAATCTAGTAGCAGAGGACGCAGATGGAACCAAGGCAGCAGTAGAAGCTTTTGCAACTATGTACAAGGAAGCGGTACAGAATGCAGTGAAAGATGCCTTAAAAGGAAAACCTCCAAAAGCCGGTAATGGTGGAGATAAACCACCGATGACAAAAGGACAGATCTTAGCAGTGAAGAATCCGTCGGAAAGACAGAAGCTGATTGCTGAGAACATCACATTATTTCGGTAAGAAAGGAAGTATGAAACATGCATGATATTAGAAGATTAGGTCTGCAGGTATTTGCAGCACCGAATAACATGACAGGAGAAGCGCAGATCCATGTAGAAGCCAGAGAGATTGACTTTGTCACATCCTTCGGTAAGAACCTGAAGGCACTGTTAGATATTCTGGGAATTACCAGAATGATCAGGAAGGAAAACAATTCGGTATTAAAGACCAAAACGGTAAAAGGTGAACTGCAGTCAGGGGATGTTGGAGAAGGCGAAGAAATCCCGATGTCCAGATACACAGTAGAAGAAAAGCCTTTTGATACGATCAAGATTGAAAAATATCGTAAAGGCGTATCTCTTGAAGCCATTTTGGAAAAAGGTTATGAGACGGCAGTACAGGATACGGATGATGAGTTCAAGTCCGATCTGCAGAATGTAGTGACTGATAAATTCTACACACAGTTAAAAGCCGGATCTCTTACAGGACACGAAACAACTTGGCAGATGGCTGTTGCAATGGCAATCGGAAAGGTTGTGGCTAAGTTCCAGAAGATGAAGAGAACGGCAACCGGAGTAGCTGTTTGGGTAAATACTCTGGATGTGTACAAGTATCTCGGTGCAGCAGATATTACACTGCAGACAGCATTCGGCTTCAAGTATCTGACAAATTTCCTTGGAGCGGATGTGGTATTTGTTACTTCTGAGATCCCGCAGAATGTTGTAATTGCAACACCGCTCAACAACATGATTGCATATTATGTTGATCCGGGAGATTCAGAGTTTGCCAAAGCTGGACTTGGATTCACAACGGATTCAGAGACAGGGTTTATCGGATTCCACTCAGAAGGAACATACAACCGTATGATTTCGGATAACTACGCAATCATGGGCTTACGTCTGTTCTGCGAGTATCTGGATGCAATTGCTTACATCTCTGTAGGAGAAGCTGATACACAGACATTAGGAACGTTAAAGGTAACGTCAGAGGCTGGATCAGAAGCAGGAACCACAAAGCTGACAGTGAAAGAGCAGTTAATGTCAATGAGAAACTGCTGGAAGTACAAAGATGCTGCAGCTGCAACAGCAGTAACTTACGGCATGGATGTTAAGAACTGGTCTAAGTGGGACGGTGAATCAGAGATTACTTCAACAGCAGGTCATCACATCACCTTAGTTGAGTGTGATCAGAACTACAAAGCTGTTCGTTCCGGTGATGTGACTGTAACGGTTAATCCGGGAGCATAGGAGGTAAAAAAGTATGTATAAGGTAATCAAGCATTTTATTGATCTCCATGATAACGATCATTCCTATAACGAGGGAGATATCTTCCCTCGTGAAGGAGTAGATGTCAGCAAAGAAAGAATCGAGGAGCTGGCCGGCAGTAACAACAAACAGCACACTCCGCTGATCGAACTGGTAGAAGAGGATCAGGATAATGTGACCGATACAGATGTCGATGAAAAACCACCAGAAGCCGGAAAGAAGGAACCCGAAAATAAAGAGCCGGCAGAATAGGAGGATCGTATGATTGAAGATCTGAAAACCTTGTTGGGACTGCCGGAAGAAATAGACGGAGCCTTGGAAAATAAATTACTGCTGATTTTAAAGGCCACCAAGCAAAGACTGCGCTTTCTTCTCGGGGGGTTAGAGCCTCCGGAAGAGATGAATTATATCATCCTGGATGTGTCAATCATACGATTCAACAGAATCGGTTCAGAAGGACTTTCCTCTCACAGTGTTGAGGGGGAAAGCCTTTCCTGGTCGGAAAATGATTTTGCAGGATACATGGATGACATCCGGGCATATCTGGATGATCAGAAAGAATCAAAGAAAGGTAAGGTGAGATTCCTATGAGATACGACACACCAATATACTTCCAGAAACTCACCCCTGGAGAGTATGATCCGGCTACCGGTAATTACGGGGAAGATGCGATATCAGAAGATATGAAGTCTGCATCAGTCATGGATACCGGTACGAATACGATGATGCTTGTCTATTCCGGAATTAAGGAAGGCAGCCTTACCATTCACCTGCAGAATCATTACGACCGGCCATTTGACAGGATTCGCGTAGGGAATAAAACATACGGTGTAGATTTCAGCAGGAAGCTCCGGACGAAGCAGGTATATGTTGTGTCGGAGGTGATGTGATGGGAGTAAAGCTGATAGGCTTTGAAAAGTTGGAGGCTAAACTGACTAAAAACATGGATTTATCGAAAGTCAAAGCAACTGTGAAAAAAAACGGTGCACAGTTGCAGAAAACGGCACAAAAGAATGCACCAATTGATACAGGAAATTTGAGACAAAAAATTGCTTTGGAAATTACAGATGGTGGGAAAACGGCAGAAGTCGAGTCAACAGCAGAGTATGGGGCGTATGTGGAATTGGGTACAAGATTTATGAAGGCTCAACCGTATTTAAAGCCTGCATTTGAAGAACAGAAGGAAAAGTTCAAGGCAGATATGAAGGAGCTTGTGAGGTGATAAGATGGATCCACAGCAGGAATTGTTCAGTGCTGTTTTGATGGCATTGAAAGAAAAATATAAGGATACGGGAGTTGGTGTGTATGACACGGATTTACCGCCGGAGGACACACCATATCCTTTTGTTTACCTGGCGGATTGTTCCGAGAGTGATCAGGCTACAAAGAATGAGATTATCGGCGAGACTAATTTAACGTTGAAAGTCTGGCATGATAATATACGGCAGAGAGGAACGGTATCTGGTATCTTAGCAGATATCAAAAAGATCTGCAGGTCTATCGAACATACAGCGCACTATGCCTGGAATATGCAGAGACCAACACAAAGAATTACGCCGGATAATACAACGAAACAGCCGCTTCTTATGGGAATTTTGGAAGTGGGATATAAATTTAGTTAGGAGATGACAATAGTGAAGAACAGAAAATTATATGGACTGCAGTTATTTGCAGAAGCAGTAGCAGGCAAAAAGATCGTATATCTGTACCGCATCCTGAGTACCAAGAAAGATCATGATGCAACAGCACTTGCGTTCACAACAGAGAATGAACGTACAAAGTCGAAGGACGCTGATTCGACAGTGACAAAAGATGGCACAGTACGTACACCGGGAGCAGCAGAAGGAGAAATCACAGCATCAAGCCTTTTGAAAAAAGGAGATAAGTTCATCGATGAGCTGGAAGCAGCACTCGATGATGATGAAAAGATGGAGATCTGGGAAGTAAACTTAGCAGAGCCGCAGGCGAGCTCGACTGATAAATTTAAGGCAAAATACTTCCAGGGATATCTTACGGAAATTGATAAGACATCCAATGCAGAGGATAATGTCGAGTTATCGTTGACATTTGGACTGGAAGGAAAAGGTGTAGATGGCTATGCAACGGTTACTGCAGAACAGCAGGAAGTAGCAGCATATGTATTTGCAGACACTCAGAAGACAGGAGCTTAAGAGGGCGAGAAGAATCGTCCTCTTTTTTGATGTGCGACATCGCACAGAAGGGAGATAAAACAATATGATGGAACTTACAATCAACGGAACAGTATATCAGTTTAAATTCGGAATGGGATTCTTAAGAGAAGCAAATAAGCTTACCACAGTTCCAGTTCAGGGAATGCCTGGAACCACAAAAGAAATAGGAGCAAGGTATCTGATCGCTAGTGTTGTGGTTGATCAGGAACCGAATGCACTGGTAGATCTGTTAGATTTGGCGAATAAGGGAGAGAATCCAAGAGTAACAAAGGCAATGTTAGATTCTTACATTGATTCGGAAGAGGTAGACATCGATGAGCTCATGGAGAAAACAAAAGATTTTTTATCGAAAACAAATGCTACCAAGAAAGCAGTGAAAGAGATCTTGAAAGAGTACGAGGAACAGATGGCGAAGAAACGGCAGGCTCAGGAGCAGTAGAAGAGGAAGACCTATATACAACCGTAGCAAGGAATTGCTTCCGATATTTTGGATTCACGTCATTTAAACAGGTGGATCAGCTGACGTTGGCAGAATATGAACTTATGATGGAGGCTTTAGAACTTCGGATACTTGACGAAAGTTTACATGAACATCGTCAGGCATTTTTAAATTTTGCGGTAAAGGCAGAAAAGAAAGCCGGCAAAGGCAAGACCAAACCAGTTTACAAGAGATTCCGGCAGTTTTTTGATTTCGATAAAGAACTGAAAAAAATGAAGAATCGAAGGAAACCATCCAGATTTGCCGGAATAACCAAACTACTGGATAGAGAGGAGTGAGAGGATGGCAGAATCGTATAGTGTAAAAGCAATATTATCAGCGCAGGACAAAAACTTTTCATCCATTATGAAATCATGCCAGGGATATGCAAATAATCTGAAAACCACTCTCACCGGCGGTCTTGGATTCGGTGCAATGGCTGCAATCGGCGGAAAGGCGATGTCGCTGGTGACAAATTCAGTCGGTGATTTGTCGAAAGAGACAATAGAAACATCGGATTCCATGCATAAGTTACAGGCAGCTATGAGGTTTTCTGGGCATTCCGAAGCGGAAATACAGAGAATAGCCGGAGCAACAGGTACATTAAAAACATATGCAGATAAAACAGTATTCTCCCTGCAGGATGTTATGAGTACATTTGGCTCACTTTCGGCGAATGGAATCAAAGACGCAGACAAGTTGACGGAGGCGATCGGTAATGCAGTTGCTGTATTTGGTGGAGGTGCAAAGGAATATTCCTCGGTAGCACTTGCGATTTCGCAGGCAATGGCGGCAGGAGCTTTGCATGCGCAGGATTGGAACCAGATCATTAATGCCAGTCCGCAGCTTGCTGGAGGCTTACGGAAAGAGCTGATTAAGCTGAATCCAACATTAGGGAACGACTTCAAAGGAGCAATGGAAAAGGGTGCAATTACCGCAGACATGCTCGGACAGGCTATCAATAACATTGGTATGACTGACATGGCGAAAGAAGCAGCTACATCCGTAACAACATTTGAAGGCGCTATGGGTAACTTGGAAGCATCTGCAGTAAGCGGAATGATGAAGCTTTATGATACTTTCGCAAAGCCTAAAGTGATTGATGCAATCAATGGGATGACCGGTAAGGTGGAGGCGGGATTTGACAAATTGTCCGTTGGAATTCCAAAAGCAATCGAACTTATATCTCCATACTGGAACGTGCTGAAAACAGATGCAAAAGAGGTAGGGACAGCCTTTGGAGAGGCAGCTGGTGCGATTATTGACGAAGTACAGGAACTTACTGGAGCATTTGGAAAAAAGGAAAGTGTGGATAATTTCTCTGAAAGCATGGGAACAGCAACAGGTGCGTTGACCACATTTGCAGATTTTTTAAAAAATCACGATAAAGAAGTGGCAAAAGCGATTACGCTGTTACCGAAATTATATGTTGCTTTTAAAGGCTTTAAAATAGTCAGTGCAGTTGCCCCTGGTGTCAAAACTTTTGCGGGCGCAATTGTAAGCATGACAGGAAAAGGAATAGCGACACTGGCAGGTAAGTTATTTGGCGTAGCAGCGGGTGAAAAAGCGGTAGGCACTGCAAGTAAAGAATCATCAGGGACTATCGTAGAATCAGCAAAAGCATTTGTAGCAATCGGAGCAGGAGTAGCATTGATTGCAGCAGGATTTTCCCTTTTGGCATATTCAGCCGTGCAAATCGCACAAGCTGGACCACTGGCAGCAGGAGTACTG